ATCTGATGAGTTCTAAAGAAAGTTATTTAAACGCAATCCACATGGCTGAAAGGATTCAAGAAGATCCTTCTATTGTTAGCAAAGATACTTCTTCTCCTGAAGGATTAGGTGGGCTACGTAAAGTTAGAAATGAGGTAGTGGACGATAACTCTGTCTTGAATCAAGTTTTAAAAGATGCTTCAAGTATGAATCTTTTAAAAGAAGAAATGAAAAACTTCAAAGAAGAGACATCCAAAAAAGAAACACAACCATCTAAGTTAGATGGGATTAATCAGGAGACAGTTGACTTTGTTGCAGGATTTGAAAAGTTCAGTGGTAACGCATACTCAGATTTTAAACAAACTTCAATTGGGTATGGTTCAAAAGCTAGTAGCAAGAATCAAACTATTACAGAGGATGAGGCTAAAAAACTTCTAATTAAAGATTTAAATACTGCACGTAAGTTTGTTGTGAGAATGAAAGAAAAAGCAGGATACTCTTGGAGTGAAAGTCAAATAGATGCTCTTACAAGTTTTACTCACAACAATGGACCTACTGGTTTAAATAAATTAACAGAGTTTGGAACAAGAGGTGATGAAGAAATTTCTAATATGATACCAGAGTATAAGTATGCAGGTGGAAAAGTTCGTCAGGGTCTTGTAAAAAGAAGAGCAGCAGAACTTAAATTATTTAATGAAGGGTTATATGAATAATGGTTGTTTTAAATGCACCTATTCCAGGGCAGAGTTTAACTACTCCTCCAAGGAATGCACCTTACGAAAGACCTCCTGAGATAACAGATCCAGACGAGGCTCTAGCAGTACACTTAAAACGATTAAGTGATCCAGATGCTATTGAAGATGCAATGTATGTTCTAGAGATTGGTATTGATGTACAAACTCTAGTAGAAGGAATTACTCGTAGTGCTGTCATGGCAGGTATACACTCAATAGATGTAAGCTTGATAATCCAACCAGTGTTGCACGAGTTTATAAAACAAACTGCTGATGCACTTGATGTTGATTACAGCACTGGCTTTGAAGAAGAAGATAGAGATGAATTACGTAAGACCAGAGCTTCAGCTTTAGCTGACAAGAAGCTAGACGAAATGGGAATAGACGTACAGAAAAACGTCAAGGACGTTGACCTATCTTCTAATGAAGGTAGAGAACAAGAGATGGAAGAAGTGGTTGAAGAGATCACTACAGTAGAAAAGCCCAAGGGCTTGATGGCAAAGGACTAAGAAATGGGTTATGCACAGGGTATTCTTCTAGCCGTTCAGGACATGGAAGATCTAAGACGTTACGAGAAAGAGTCTGAGTTTGAAAGAGAGAAGTTTGAAAAGAATCTAGCTGCTCGATATAGGTCAGACATACTGCCCTTTGCTCTTGAAGCTTTACAGAAACAAAAAGCTCTTACCATTAAAGAAGCAGATTTAAAACGTAGTGCTATAGAAAGAGGCTTCAGCCGTAGAGTATCAAATGCTTTATATGATAAGGGTCAGCTAGAAGAAATGGTAGCTCTAGCTCAAGATAAAAATGTAGATCCTAAATTTGTTACTATTCTAAACTCTAGTCTTGAAAAACAATTAGATAAACGAATTAAAGATAACCCTGCAGAAGCTGCTGATAAAATAGTTCAAGGTGTTCAAGCAGGTCTTTCTGTAGACGGTAATATAGACACACCTGAGAAAGAGTTAGAGTCAATAACAATGGCTAAACTTTTTGCTGCAGATGTTAGTCCAGAAGATCTTTTAGACATGACTGCACAACTGCAAGTACAAGCTCAAAGAACATACGAAGATGATCCTCTTGCTATAAGAACAGAGGCAGCATCAGAAATGCAAGAAACTGAGTTAGCTAGGCTTAAAAGAGTTGCTGAGAGTGCACTAGGTCCTCAGATGACAGAGTACTTTGACGTATCCACAGATACTTACGGAAACAATATCTATGTCTATAAACCATCTGCTCCTGCAGAAGTACAAGGTTTATTTAATGTCATGAATACAACCGTAAAAGAGTTAAATAGAAGTCAGGATGTGGGAGAAGTAAATGCTTCAGACATAAATCAATTTTTAATAGAGCAGGTTGCTGATGTGTTAGCTGTGACTCCTACTAAAGATAAGAATAAAGCAATAATTTACCTAAAAGATCAACTACCAAACTTAGTAAATCTAACCACCATAGTACCTCCTGCTTTTGAAGCAGAGCCAAGTGGTAATGGAAATGAAAATGTAAAACCATTAGATGCTACGACTGTTCAAGAGAATATATCAGGAGCAGATAATTTTAAAAACAAAGTTGATGCTGTAACAAAATGAGTATTAGATGTCTAACTATTTAGAAAAAGTAAAAGACGAAGAGTTTATATCTTTGAAAGACGATTCAGATTTTCAAGATGATCTGATTCGTTTTTTTACTGGTGATAGGTATAACTACTCTAGAGAAGAGTTACTTGAAAAGGGTTCTGAAGGTTTAACAGAAGACTTCATAACTCACATGCGGTATCAAGCTACAAACGAAGTGACTGCTCTGAAAGATTTACAGTATGTTCAGGACAGAGAGAACGTATCTGATCAAGAGCTAGAATCTTTTGGTAACTTGATGAATGCGTTTGATCACTCAGGTTCTGCAGGAACAGGTGTACTTGACGGAGCTAAAGATTTTATAGGGGCTGTTGCTTCTTCTCCTTCTACTGCAGCTACTGTTGCAACAGGAGGTTGGGGTGTAGGCAGTAAGCTTGCAGCTCGAGGTGCAACTAAAGCAGCCCAACTAGCAATACGATCACAGGTAGACGATCTTATAAAGAAAGGTCTAGGAAAGAAAGCTGTTCAAGAAGCAGTACAGAAGAGTGTTCTCAAAGAAGGATTAAAAGGTGCAGGTAGGAGTGCTGCATTTGAAGGTGCTGTAGGTACAGCAATAGGATATTCTAGAGGAGAAACCAGAGAAGAAGTAATTGAAGGATACGAATACGGTGCAACAGACTTAGCACTTGACGCAGCTTTAAGTGCAACAATTGGATCTGTAGTAGGAGGCGGCACTTCAGCCTTTGGTCAGAAAGCTAAGAACAAAGCTGCAAATGCTTTAAGTAATGTAGCTTTTAAAGAAAAGTCTGCAAAGACTAGAGCAAAGAATGCTGCAGAAAAAACAATAAAACAAAAAAGACGAAGCCCAAACTTAAAGAAAGCAACGGATCAGTCTGTAGAGCTATTTAAAAATTTAGCAGTCAGAGAACAAACAGAACTATTACAAAAAACAAAACCAAAATTAAATCCTTTAGATGTAGAACTAGTTAAAAGAGGGCAGACTCTTAGAAGTCAATTACTTCAAACAGGGGTGGAGGACACAGAAGTAACCCCTGGTTTATCTCTTGATACACTAAAAGGTATAACTGCTGCAACTATGGATCTTATAGACAAAGTAAAACCTAGTAAAGGTGAGAGAATAACTAGTGCTGTAGCTAGATTTATGTCTACAAATAAAAATATAAAAGAGATAGAAAAGATAAAGAAAAAGTACGGTCTTTCTTCAGAAGATTTCTCTTTAATATACCTTGCTGATTTATCAGAAGCAGGTAAAAAATTAAATGAAGCAAGTCAGATAAGTAAGAAGTTAAAGTCTGCTACACCTATGACTAAAGCACAACAACAAATTGATGATATACTTTTAAATATTAAAAAGCTTAATGACTCTCGACTCACTACTTTTAATGATAACTTTGCACAGTCAATAATAAGCAATGCTATCAAGAACAAAGGTGGTAAGGTAGGTACAGTTTTAAATATGGCTAAAGAGTTAGACTCTGCTCGTATTGCTTTTATGACATCTCAGGTTGGTACTACTGCAGCTAACGCATTTACTTCTGGGTTCAACACATTCCTTGACATATCTGATCAGTTTTGGAAAGGGTTGCTAACTGGTGAAGTAGTTCAAAGAGGGTGGACAAAAGGTGTCTTTGCTAACCTAAGAGGTATGACACTCAGTAAGGATGAAGCAATCGTTCTTAAAGAGATGATGTTAAAAGAACAACCCATTGCTTACCGAAATCTTTTTCATGATGTCCAGAGAGCAGAGACAACCATTGAAAGTAACAGTATTCTTTCTCAAGCAGGTAGGTTTGTTAACACACTTAACTCAGGTGTTGATGCTATCTTTAAACAGTCAATGCTGTACGCAGGTGTTGATAGGAGACTGAGACAACAAGGTAGAACCTTTGCAGAGTTTATTGAATCTGGTCAAACTATAGAGAAAGGTTTACCCCCCGGTCTTCTACAAGATGCTATAGAAGATGCACAAAGATTCACGTTCCAACAAACGTATGCAGGTGATAAGTCTGCTTACGGTAGAACCGTTAGGACTGTAGTTAAAGCACACAGGGAAGCTCCGTTCATAATTTCAGGAGCACTGGGTATGCCTTTCCCTCGATACATAGCAAATCATTTAGAGTACATAAACGATTACACACCTATTGGTTTAGTTACTGGTGGTCTATCAGGTTTAGAAAGCCAACTGTATAAAGGAACTAAGTACAAGACTTGGCAAGATAAAACAGCAAGACAAATTAGTGGTGCTGCAATGCTTATGGGTGGTGTATATCTTGCTGCTCAAAAACAAGGTGAGTTAGACTATGGAAGTGTTGAAACTATATCAGGTGGAACGTTGGAGACAGGACGTGTAGCCGGTCCTTTCGCAGCTCACCTTCTCTTGGGTGATTTGATATACAGATACTTCAATGGATTGCCTATAAAAAATATGGGGGAAGATTCTTTAGAAGTTGCTCTTGGTATGGGAGATCTTGGTTTTGATTTTTCTCTTGTTAAAGATGTACAAGACTCAATTAAAACAGGAGAGTTTACTGTAGGTTTTGAAAAGAGAGCAGGTAATATTGTATCTACTTTTACTTACCCTGCTACTATTGCAAGAGATATAAAAGCACAGCTTGATATAGAGGCAGCAGGTTCTCCTTTTACAAGACCTATTATACCAGGGGATGAAGGTACAGTCAGTGACTTTGGAGAAAGAAACTTTCTGATGGACATTCTTCAATCAGAGTATATTGCTGCACAGTCTGCTAGATTTTTACCTGACACTGATTTTTTTCAGTATGCTGATTCGTTTAACGGTAAGAACGACATAAAGATTTACGGAGGATTTAACGAAAGAGCAACAGGTTCTATCAATCCTTTGACAAAACAAATAGGATTCAGAGAAGATCCTCCTCTAAACAAACTTCAAAAAGAAATGAATATTTTGAAGGTTGAAGAGTACGAACTAGTAAACAGTAGGACTGTTAAGAATCCGACAGTATACCACGCAGTTACTTTACGTCTATCCAAGACAATGCCACAGCTTTTTGAGGCTTGGTCAGAGCAAGTTGTTCTTGGAACAGGAGAAGCAGGTGAGGGTAAAGGGGCAACAGTATACGGTAGCAGAACCTATGATGAACTAGGTAACGACTACAAACTAAAAGAGGTGGCTCTAAGAAAGTTTGTTCAAGAAGCTGTAGCAAATGAAGTTGCTATCGTAGAAAAAGCTTTTGAAGATTTGCTTACCAAGTCACCTCAAGCTGCTGTTGGTTTTATTAGGAATCAATATGCTTTTACTGAGCAAGAGATGATTGATAAAACTAAAATGAAAAACATTTATGATTACTCTGCACAACAATTAGGTTATGCAAACGCAGGTGAGTATATAACTGATACAAGTGACGTAGCTGTAGAAGTAATTAGAAGACAAGAGATAATGTCCATTGCTAGAGCTATAGCAGATGGATCATCCAAAGCTGTTCTCTCTGAGATACGAAAAAACCCCTAGCCGAAACTAGGGGTTAAGTCTAAGACGATTTATCTTTATTTTTTTTATGATCAAGCATTAGGCAGGAGATACAGAATGCTTGATTAACGATCTCGTCTGACCGCATATACTTTCCAGATGCTAACAAACCCGACAATGCAGCACCTGCAAAGTAATCCCTACTAGGTACATCACCTGTAGGAATCTCTGATTTAAGAAACTCTTGGGCTTCTTGCTCAAGGGTTTTTTTATTTTGTCTAGTCATTTATGTTTTTCAACCCACTTCTTACGAAGACGGTCTACATACCAACTCATTTTATCAATATCTTCTAAACCATTTTTATTTTCAAATCTAAATAAATATCTTATAATATTGGTAACATGAGGAACGTACTCTGCTGAAGTATTCTCAGCCATAGCCTCAATGATTTCAATACATTCTAACTTTGAATTAGTGTAGTGAATAGGTTTGTTTACTGGGTCAGGTAATGATCCTATTGTTAAAGTATCTAACCCTGTCAGTGTATACTGTTCTTCCATTTCTTTCCTTCCTGCCAAATCTAAAAGATCTGAAACATCACATTCTCCACAAAGACCACTATCATCTAGATAGCTTCCACATATAGGACATGTCATAGCTCTACTAGTTCTGCCTCTGTGTATGGGATATGGAAGAATGTTTCACCTTTCCATATATTTTTTCCTTTGGCTTCTTTGATTCTATCATCAGTCATGAGAGTATCTTTTATTCGCCAAGCTTTCTTAAGATTTTTATCAAAGACATAGAAGTTAAGAACACCGTTCTTTTCTTTATACTTTTCTATTAACCTTCTCTTTCGAGAGGGAATCCTAATCTCTTCCCAGTGAGTAGGCCAGTCACCTGCCCATGCAGTCTTTACTTCTGCCTCATTAAAGTATGTGTACCCATCCTTCTGAGTAACTACGTCTACATTGTAGTCCTC